AGGACTTATAGAACTATTTCCTGCTTGAAAAAACTGTGTTAATTCGGAACCGATATCATTACTGTCGGTTCTTCTACCAAAAAAGATTGTGACATATCCCTGATATGAATGTTCTAAATTATGATTCTCTGAAATTTGAAAGGTTGAGCTTTGAGGAGCTATAACACCTTTTATAACCCATCTCTTTAGTTTGATTGTATTTCCAACTCTTTGATTTTGTGAAGTGCCTTGATGTATTTGAAAGAAACTAGTATCATAAAATTTATTTACAAGAAACCAGTTCCATTTTCCAGAAACCATTTGATTACTATCAGCGATAGGAGCCTCATAATTATATACAGTGCTAATTTTATTTTCTACTTGCTTAGAAATAAGAGCATTTACGCGTTTAGCAAATGACATTTTAGGAACATAAGTTCTCTTACGATATACGCGCTTAGGTTTTGGACCAACCGCTACTTTTTTGAAACCGCGACGACGAAGACCCGACCGAGGAAAGCGTGAGTATGCCATCAGACTATAATTAATATAATAACGTGAGAAAATAATTTTTTGAAATAAACGCAATTTTTAAAAATATTCCTAAAGTCTTAGAAAATTAAAATATTATTATATAATATAAAAAATGCCGAAATCAATTTATGAAAATGGAGAATATTGTGGAAAACAAACTTTAGGAAAAGTTCCGAATAGTTCCAATAGTTCCGAGGAAGGGGGTAATACTAAAACCCCTTCCTTTAAGCAAATATCACCAAGTATAAGATGGACTTTGACGTTAAATAATTATACTGAAGATGAAATTATTTATACTAGTTCCATATGTTCCAAATATTGCAAGTATGCAGTAATTGAAAAAGAGATAGGAGAGAATGGGACGCCTCATTTACAAGGATATATCGAATTTAAAACAAAATCGAGACCTTGTTCCGTCTTTAATAAAATTGATAGATATCATTTTGAAAAAGCCAAAGAAAGCAGAGAAATAAACGATACATATTGCAGTAAAGACAAAAATGTAATTATTTCTATAGGACGACCCAAACCTATTAAGATTATTACGAATTTATATGAATGGCAGGAAAACATTATTAAAATGATGGAAACAGAACCCGACGACAGAAAAGTTTTTTGGTTCTGGGACGAAGTGGGCAATATTGGCAAAACCCAATTTATAAAATATTGCATCGTAAAGCATAAAATTCTATATTGTAATGGTGGTAAAATGAGTGATATAATGAACTTGGTATTTAATCAAGATATGAATGAAACATCGTGCGTGATGTTTAACATACCAAGAGCTAACGAGGGTCACGTCTCATATTCTGCTTTAGAAAGCATAAAAGACGGGCTCGTTTGTAATACCAAATATGAGACCGGTGTAAAAGTTTTTAACTCGCCTCATTTATTTGTTTTTGCTAACTTTCCGCCAAGCGATGAAACGAAATTGTCGAGAGATAGGTGGGTTATCACTAATTTAGGAGGAACTATGAAGGACAAGAATGAACTCGAGAGTGATGAAGAATGGGGATAATTTTACTGGGCGTGAAAACGCGGTTTTCACCTCTGTGGCCGCGACATAAGCACTATAAGACCTAAAGGTCTTAATATCCGGAGCTAGTCTTGGCCGCGCGCGCGTGTTAATTGCTTCGCTACACCTATTTGTTATTAATATCGTCATAAATATTTAAGACTATATTAGTTAAAATTAAGCATCTTCATATTCTATATGTGTTTGCAATGCTATCCTATAATAAGATGACGGATATACATTTGAATTTGCTAATTGACCTATAGCAGGTGTAAATATCGCCCAAAAGGCTAAATCTCTTAAAATTTGATGGTTAGGATAATAAGTCGCATCGTTAAATTTTACTGTGGCGTTCTTCATAATATATTTACACACATCAAAGCCGAATGTTTTACACATATCAAAATCATTATTAGGCATAATGTTTATAGAGGAAGTTTGCCCCGAGGCGGCACCAACTTTAAACCGTCTTCTATAATATACTTTATACATATCTGTATTAACTGGAGACATAATATCTTCTCTACGACCTAGAGGACTTATAGAACTATTTCCTGCTTGAAAAAACTGTGTTAATTCGGAACCGATATCATTACTGTCGGTTCTTCTACCAAAAAAGATTGTGACATATCCCTGATATGAATGTTCTAAATTA